CTTGGCTACTACGTCCCAGAGCAATACATACCTTTCGCGCGTGTATAATCAAGACCGTGTTACTGGCAAGGGCATGTTGCCTTTGCTTATAAAAGACCTTGCTGGCGATACGCTGTTCTTTGCCAAAGAAGCGTGGGTGTCTAACTTCCCAGAGGGTGGACGCGGTCGCACGATTGACACGCAGGAATGGACTATTCAGACAGGGCAGGTCGATAATCCGATAATCGGAGGTAATCATTGATGTTTGAGCGGACACAGTACAAGATGGGAAACGATGTATTTTACATTCAGCAGATTCCTCCGCTTGAAGCTCTTGACGTTCTTGGAGAGGTACAGAAAGTACTTCTCCCCGCCATCGGAGGTGCTATGATTGGCAGCGCGGCAAGCAGCGGAGCAAAGCCAGAGGAAACAGGCGTGAATGTTCTGTACATGATTATGGATTCGTTACCGCAGCACTTGGACGGAGCTACGCTCAAGAAGCTGGAAGGGCTGTTGATTGATTCGCGGTACATTGCCGTGAAAGTCGAAGGAAAGGGCGAAGCTGTTGCTCTTGACGAAGATGTCATAAATGAGCTGTTCACAGGGCGCACATTCGACCTTATCGCGTTGATGTTCAAAGTTTTTGAGATTAACTTCACGGATTTTTCCAAGCTCTGCGGCGTCCCTGCTGGCGTCCGTCACGTTCTCGAAATGCTCACGTCGATATTCCAGGGCGGACAGAGGACAGCTTCGACAGACGTTGCCTTGTCTACAGAGCGATAAAAGCAGGAATGGTTACTTGGCGCGATGTTAAGGCGGGGCATGTCTGCCTCGCTGAAATCGTGCAGATAAATGACTACTTGGATATGATGTCGGATATTGAGTACTTTGCGATGAAAGACGCGCAAGCTAAGAACAGATGGAGAAGGTGAGGCAATGGCTGGAAGTGCAGTCCGTGAACTTATAACAAAGATAAAATTCCTTACTGATGGCTCTGGCGTTGAACTTGCCAAGAAAAAGGTTGCTGACCTAAAAGCCAAGATGTCGCAAGTATCGAGGCAGAAGGTCAAAGTTGATGTTGACACATCAAAGATTGACGCGGCAAAAAAGAAGCTTGAAACTGTTGGCGGCAATCTCATGAGCGGAGGCGCGACACTTTCCGCTGCTGGTGCTGGATTGCTTGGCGGTATTGCTTTGCCTGTTAAAACTGCGGCTGACTTCGAGGCTACAATGTCGAAAGTAAGGGCGATAACAGGGAGTACAGACGAGCAAATGCAAAGGCTGACTGATACGGCAAGACAGCTTGGCAGGGACACGGTATTCAGTGCAAGTGAAGCTGGACAGGCTATGACATACCTCGGCATGGCTGGTTGGAAAACCGACCAGATTATAGCTGGTATGCCTGGACTGTTAGACTTGGCGGCTGCTAGTGGTGGAGATTTGGCAAGGACAGCTGATATTATCTCCGATGATTTGACGGCTTTTGGAATGAAGGCTGAGGAAGCAGGACACATGGCTGATGTATTCGCGGCAGCAAGCATGAATGCTAATACGAATACAGAGCTTATGGGATATACGTTCAAGTATGTTGGTGCTGTGTGCGGTGCTATGAAGTACAGCATAGAGGACGCGGCTCTTGCTACTGGTATGCTTGCGAACGCTGGTATTAAGGGCGAAATGGCTGGTACACAGCTAAGAGCTATAATAGCAAACTTGGCAAGTCCGACAAACGAAGCAGCAAAAGCTTTGGAAAAATTGGAAGTCAAGATTACTGACGAAAACGAACAGATGAAGCCTTTGCGCCAAGTAATGAATGAACTTCGACAGGCGATGTCTGGTTTATCAGAAGAACAAAAGGCTCAAGTGGCGCAGTCCATTGCTGGCAAGGAGGCTATGACTGGACTTCTGACAATCGTAAACACGAGTCAAACTGATATGGATAAGCTGGCAGCTGCCATTGATAATGCGGACGGAGCAGCACATAGCTTTGCAGAAACGTCCAAAAACAATCTTTGGGGCAGACTGAAAGAGTTGAAATCTGCCGCAGAGGAAATGGCAATCGAGCTTGGTAATTCGTTGCTCCCTGCGTTCTCTGGAATTACAGAGTTTGTGCGAGGTGCGACAAATGCTATCAGTGGATTCATTAAAGAGCACCCAAAGCTTGCTGGCGGGATAATGGCTACCGCTGCGGCTCTTGGCGCATTGCTTACTATTGGCGGTGGGCTTGGTGTTCTTATTGGCGGACTCATGCAGATTGGAGCTGTATTTGCTTCGATAGCTTCTGCCGTAGCTGGTTCTGGAATTGTCGCAATGCTTGGAGGTCTTGCGCCTTTAGCGGCTATACTGGCGGCGGCGTTTGCGTTGATAGGCGCAATGATAAAGTTCTGCACGGATAACTGGGGGACGTTCATGGCGTGGGTACAGCCTGGGCTTGATTCTCTGTCTGAGGGTGTGAAGTACTTCCAAGACGCATGGGCAGCATTAGCTCCTGTTGTAGAAGCGTTATCGCCTGTGTTCATGGACATTATTGACCTCGTAGGAGGTTTGCTTGTAAAGCATTTCACTAATCTGTTCAGAATAGGTGCATGGGTATTCTCGAAGCTTGGACAGTTTGCAAGTTGGCTGGCTGAAAAGATTGCTGCTCTTATAGGCCCGATTAGTACCGTTGCCAATGGTATTTCTGGATTGATTGGAAAGGCGAAAGAGTTCCTTGGATTCGACGCAAGTATTGACGCAAAGGCAAGCTCCGTCAATGACGCTGCTGCTGGAGCTGGAGCGGAAACATCAAATACAGTCAATCAGACAAATACGTTTAACGTGAACAGCCCAGAAGAAGCAGCGGCAGCTGCAAACGGCTTGGCTGTTCCCGAATTTGACGGATAGCGGAAAGGGGTGAGCGTGTGTTCAACTTTGGACTTGGAATGAATTTAGGGCTTACAGAGCCAGCTAAAATCGGGGACAATCTGGAAGTTGATGTTCTCATGGAGCATGAAACATCGTTTGATTCTGATGTCGCTGAATATCCTGTCGAAGATGGTTTTCCAGTGGCAGACCATGTCACTCGTAAGCCTATGACGCTTTCCATGACATGCGTATTCACACCTACGCCTGTTACATGGGCGTACAGAAATCAGTCTGATGGGAGAATGGCTGAGGTTGCTAGAGCTTTGCAGGATATATACAAGAAGGGTGAGCCTGTGACAATAACGCTGCCCGACGCTATATATCCGAATATGATTATGGTGCATGCGCCTCTGCCAAAGAATTTGACAAACGGCGTGTGCTACCGTATGCAGTTGAGCTTTGTGCAAGTTCGCATTGTAAAGCAAAAGACTGAGGACGTTCCCGAAGATGGTACAGACTCCGAGGCTTCTGGAATGGCTGGGCAGAGTGAGAAAGAGGCTGGGGCTGCAAGCCAGACCGAAATAGGTACTGGAATGACAGTTCGCGGTGGCAAGAATGTCATTGAAACGAATACGATTGCGGCTGATAATGCTAACGCTGGCGATATTAGCACAAGCAAAGAGCTTACGGCTAATGCGTCAGCACAGGCTATTGCTTATTCGTTTGCGGCGGGGGTGGTATTGTGATTGCAATAACGATGTTCGACGCTAACGATTTTGTTACGTCTGTTGTGGTTGACAAGCAGACATACAAGCTGCATTTCGGGTGGAACAGCAATGCGGAGCAGTGGAATATGGACGTTCGCAATGCGGACAATTCTGACATTGTTCGGGGCGTTGCCATAGTTCCGAATTTCCCATTGCTACACCAAGGGCGCAGGAATGGGCTGCCGTCATTTGAGATAATGGCGGTTGTTGTAAATACTGCAAGCGCAGACAATCAGAAGATAGGGCGCAAGGATTTTGTCGATGGCAAGTTCTCACTTGTCATTGTTCCAAGGAGTGAGGTCAATGCCATCAAAGCAGCAGCTTTGGAATAACGTATATCGCGTAGTGTTACCAAAGCTGGGATTCGAGTTCAGCAACCTCAATGCTGAGAGCCTTGGTTTGAAAATATCCTTTGACATTGAGAAAGACCTTTCCAAAGAGCCAAACAAGGCAAAGCTTGAGATATACAACCTTTCCGATGAAACACGAAAGAAGCTGGAACAGGCTGACACGGAGATTGAACTGTACGCAGGGTACAAGGACAATGGCGGTGCAATAAAGATATTCGCAGGGAATACGTCACAGTGCTACTCCCATGATGAAGGCGCGGACGTAAAGACAGAAATGCGTATCAAAGACGGCAAGGTTGCTATGCGTGATACTGTTGTTTCTCTGTCATATCCGCCAAGCTCAAGTGCTGGAAGTATCATTACGAACATATCTTCACAGATGGGGCTGCCTCTTGTGTATGGCAAAGGAGTCACGCCTACGGCATATCGTGATGGTTATTCGTTTGCTGGAAATGCAACGGACGCGCTTGACGAGATATGTGCGGGGCAGGGCTTTACTTGGAGCGTTCAGAACGGCGTTCTGCAAGTGATTCGCGCTGGAAGTGTAGTAGCTAACCAAGGCATTGTGTTTTCTCCGTCCAGCGGGCTTCTCGGAAGTCCTGCGCGTATTGTAGACGCAAGTTCCCAAGAGGACGAAGAAACAAGCGAAAGAGAGTACCTTCGCAGGGACGGCAAAGAGAACACGGACAAAAAGGCTGGATGGGAGATTGATACATTGCTTTTTCCCACAGTAAACCCAGGGGACGCAGTGAAGCTTGAAAGCCGAGTTATTAAAGGCTGGTTTCGTGTGGATTCAGTTCGCCACGAAGGTACAAGCTACGGCGGTGATTGGCGAAGTCATTTCAAGCTTATTGAAGGACTGGACACAGGGGCAGGAGAAAGCACAGATACAGAGTCAGAGGACGATGAGGAAGTGGAGGACGATGAGGAATGAGGCAATCTGATAATGACATCAAAAGCGTTATCCAAGGCTGGACGCAGAAGCAGATTGAGAACGCTCATGTCGCTCTCCCTGCCGTCATTGTAGGGTATGACGCTGGCAACAACAGGGCGAGCGTAAAGCCGTATGGAAGTTACAAGGCTAAAGACGGAAGGGCTATTCCATATCCTGTTATTTACAATGCGCCTGTTATTTTCCCGACTGGAAGTGGTGGAAGTGCTGGCGTTACGTTCCCTATCGGTGCTGGGGACGGCTGCTTAATTGTATTCTCAGACGAGTCAATAAGTGGGTATCTGTCTGGCAACGCTACTTCTGCCGACCCACGAAAGCACAGCATGAACGACGCCATTGTTATCCCAGGGCTGTATTCTGGTGGAGCTACGGCAGCGGCAAGTCATTCTGGGGAAACGTGCCTTACTTGTGGAGGTTCTACGCTGAGGTTGAGCGGTTCGGGGCTTTCCATAGAGCTTGCCGATGGAACGACAATGAGCGTTGGCGGTGGGGATTTAGTAGTTGGCGGTATATCAAGCGTTCACCATACTCACATGGGCGTTCATGGCGAAACATCGCCACCGTTGTAAGGAGGTCTTGAAATGGCAAAAGATTTAGCAATGAATGTCGCGACTGGAGATTTGCTGATTAAAGACCGCGACTTACTTATTGTGGACAATGCGGAGCGAGTGGCGCAGCAGATATTGATTACGTTGAGGTTTTGGCTTTCGGAATGGTTTCTTGATACGTCAAGAGGTGTGCCGTATCTAGAATATATACTTGTCAAAAATCCGAACGTCAATCATGTAAAGCAAGTACTTAC